TTAATTGTCAGATTATTTACATATACGGCAGACATTTAGTATTTTATTTTATATTTCAACTATTTATCTATAAAATGTGCTCTATTTATAGAGCAGGTAACGCCTGTAAAACTTCTTGTTGTTTGAAATACAATTTTGCATAAGACTTGCAAATATTTTTCAATTCATCGAGGTCTCTACATTCATCAATTAATCTTGCTTGCCGTTCATACTCGAACGACTTGGACATAGATTCAAGTGTGATTTCGTCGGGATTCATTTAGAAGCTCCTGTAAAATAGATTTAATTTCACTGACATCGTGCTTTAGATCTTCAATTTCTTTTCTTTGCGAAATTTTTTTATTTTTCGCAATCATATATTGATCATATCCAGTGCTATCACAATTTATGATAGCACCTGTTTTATCATCACGATATAAATTTGGATACCCTTTTACTGGTATTTTCATGTTATGCTAAAGCGATTACTCTAAGATCTCTAAAGATTGGTGTATATGCTTGATCAGTTCCAGACATCACAATCTTAATCATAAATCCAGTGAAATTGCCAAGATTATTTGCACTAAATTCATATTCTTTAAATTCACCTTCCAAACTTGCTGAAACAAATCTATCAGGTAAACCACTATTCAGTGCTTCGTCAATAACATCGGGGAAACCATCTTGATTATTATCAACAGTTACATTATCATATCCTGGGAACAATTCGAAAGATTGCTCAACTTCACTTGAATCAGGTCTAATAAGAGAATACAAGACTCTAAAATCAGATGACTCATGTCTGTATGCACTAACAAGAACTTTCAAGGAAGATGCTGGTTTTTCTACAGAAATTACATCTGAAATATAGTAAGCAGCATGTGGGTCATCAAATAGATCATTAACTCTATTGCTGGTTGTGTAATTGGATATTGGATTGTTAATTCTATTTGAATTTAACTGAACAAATCCTTCTTTCCAGAATATAAGTGGAGATACATAAGAATCATTTGTCTCCAGATCAACCTTTAGAGTGAATGACTTATTTCTAAGGAGACTTGAAAGATGAGTCTGCTCATTGATATTTGAACAGAGTAATCTTGTAGATGATAAGTAATTTAAAGATCCCAATTCCACAGATTCATATTGTTGATCTACAAATGATGCTTCACTACCACTTACACTAGTTCCAGTTACGGATCTAATTTGACCACTTATGTTGGTTGCAGAACTTGGTCTATTACCCACAATTACTGGAATTACCGCATTGTATAGAACATTTTGAGTTCCTTGAGCTTTATTACCACCAGCAGATTCCTCATTATTAAATGCTAAGAGGGATGAATTTGCTGGATCTCCTCCACTACCTTGATCTGCTGCTCTATTAATTGCATTTGAGTCAAAGTTGCTTCTATCAATCTCAACATAATAACTATCAAGATCAATTCCAGTAGAACTTACATCATGTGTCTTATTAATTCTTCTTAAAGAAACACCATTAAGTTCATACTTATGTACTGAAGAACCAGAGTCATAATCTGCAGAAATAGTAGAATCAATAGATCTTGTAATTCCATCAAGAGTGCCTGCGGTTACTGAAGTATATTTGATAATTTCATTTTCAATTTTTATAAATCCAGGATTACTTGATGATACAGTCAATCCTTCAAAGGTACTAAAGTTTGCAGTTGAGGCGATACTTATTGAAGTATCAGATGTAACCAGAGTATTTGACAATACAGTAGGAGAAATATCAGATTCAACATCAAATAAAGTTACCTTATTTGCACTGGAATACATTCCATGATTGTAATGATTAACCTTCAAATAGTTACCACTATAAACTCCACCTTCAGGTGTTGATGATAATACATCAATAGAACTCAATGTCTGCCTAACTCCAGAGTTGTCAAAATATACTAGTTTATCTGAAGTATCGAATGCTGATCCTTGAACATTAGAGAGATAAAGTGTATCAAGACCAGTAATTCCAGTAATAGTAATTCTAGCATCTCTTCCTCCAACTGGAGAAACTGTTGAGGTCTTAATACCAACAACATCACCTACTGCATATCCATTACCTGGAGTATCGATTGTAGCAGCGGTTATAGCGCCATTGCTGGCGGTTATATCAAGTTTTAATCCTGTTCCAGACCCAGTAATGTTAAACGTCTCACAGGCGCTTGTGGAGGTGTAATTAGAACCACCTGTAGTTACTTCTTCAGAAGCAACTTTACTTCCCGTTCCAATAATAAATCCAGAATTATAATCAGTAATATTACTAGTTGAAACTTTTCTACCAACAGCAAGATTTGCAATAGTTGGAGCATCACTAGTTGTGGTGATACCAATAGTCAGTTTTCTTGGAAGTGTAACAACTGGATTAGGTTGTAAAGTTGGAACATAATTGTTACTTTGATTCAAAGTAGGATTGTGGAATAAAGCACTACCTGAAGTTGCTGTGAAATTAGCTCTGTAAAGTACAAATTTCAAATCTTCATATTGATTTGGTGTCCAGATTGAACCGTTTTGTGACCTGAAAAGACTTCCAATACCAAATTGTTGGGAATGTCTTATTGCCTGTGAATCAGGTAGAGAAGCGGTTTCAATTGTCTTTTCTCCCATTTCAGCTAACCAAACCTCATATTGATCTGATTGAGGTGCAAGAAGAACAAGTGCATATTCTTCATCATTATTGAGATATATTGGATATGGGAATTTAATATGTGTTGCAACGCTTGCGTCTCTAGAAACAGTTATTTGTTCTGGAAGAATAGTTACAGACTCTCCAATACGGTTTAAAGTAGGAGTTCCAAGTTCAACAGTTCTTAACTCTACGGTGACAGGTAAGGTTTGATCCTTATTTGCAAAATAGATATCAACTGCTGTTACATAAGCGCCATTAGCTTCCTCAGGTTTTGCATCAAAAGTAAATGGATCAAATCCAACGGAGAAAGTTTGAGCAAGTGGATCTCTTCTTCTTGGTGGTGGTGGTGCGGGAGGTCTTGGTCTTGGTCTAAACCATACTGAAGTAACAGTCCTAGTTCTTGTAATGACTCTTCTCCAGGTCTCATTAATACCCTCAGATCTGTATGGAGTTTCTCCAGCACTAATAAGTTTACTGCCTGGTAATGGAATTACATTTGTTTCACTGGAAGAAAGTCTATATGTCTTAACACCCGTTCCAATTCTAATAGCAGGTGCTGGTTCAGTGAAAGGATTTCTCAAGAAGAATGATCCTGCTAAGAATCCATTTTTATCTGTGATCAATCTAAGATCTTTCACAAATGCAACTGCACCACTGGTTTGACCGATTAATCTCATCCCAGTTGTCAAATATCCAAAGAACAGTCCTTGAGCTTCTTCACTCAAAGAATCAATGTCAACGTTCAAAGTTTTAGATGAAGAACTATAAGATGCAGGTACATTTTCATCAGTTGAATATGGATTACTAGAATAAGTTATCGTTGGGCTATTAAAAGGTCCAATCTTGTGATTTGATTGGGCAACTCTAAATCTTATTAAAACCTCACCATTTACACTACCAATTACAGTCTCACCAACACTAAATGCTCCAGTTGCTCCGGAATTTTGAAGATTAGAATCACTTGCAATTTCGATTAATTTTGGAATGAAATCAACATTTCCATTTCCGTCTAAGAATTGATATATTCTAGTAAATGGTTTGAGATTTACAGCACTAAATCCAGTATTTCTGGATCTCATGAATACTTCTGCCGCAGTGGCAATCATTTCTTGCCTAATGCTTGTGGAGTTGCTTACTGAACTCCAACCTCCTCCACCAAATCCACCAAATACTGAGCGGAATCGAACACGATTTACAATACGGTCTGGTGCTTCAATCCTTCTAACCCAACTATCTTGAGGTGGACTCAAAGTAACACTACCATCATATGAAATAACATGGAATGGGTTTACATTCTCAACCTTTGTTGCAAAAGGTTGTTTTAACCACTCTACAGTTTCATATTTAAGTGTAATAGCATCTCCAGTTTTTTGAACATTTGGATCAAACAATACAGGATCAGAACTTAAATCCAGATTAGCATCCGTAATGTTTTCTTGAGTAACTGGTTTTAATTTAATAGAGTCTCTGTTTGTCTCAGATTTTAATTCTCCAAGATCTGTAGTTACGTTTACTTTAGACAGAATATTAATAAAGTTTGCTGTTCTAAAGTCATCAACAAAGAATCCACTCTTAAATCTATTAAGTCCATCGGCATCTTGAACCTGGAAAGTTTGTGTATTGAGCTCCAGTAAAGAAAGTGAAGTAGTAGTTTCAAGAGTTTCAACTCTATCTTCAATTTCTCCAATGTCTCTCATCGTATATCTACGATTATCCCTAAGCGTGATACCTACATCTGCTGGATTATACAGATATGGTGGTAATGAGATAGTTGCTATTTCCATAGCATTATCAGGAGTATCTGGTTCTTTGACGTTAGTTGATGGAACACCTTTTACTAACGAGAATAATCCATTTGTAGTCAAGAAGAGTTTATCAATTCTTCCCAGATAGAATCTATAATCAACAAGGGAGCTTTCGTTTGGTGCCAAAATTAGTTTTGGATCAGTTCCAAATGATCTTGAAGCAAAATCAAATGGTGAAGCTGTAGTTGAATTGTAAACTGAAACTCGTGGTCTAAAATCTAAAGTATCTGATGCTCTAACCTCTTTCTTACCAATAGATGGTACATATTTACCAAAAACATCTTCAGAGTAACTGTTGACTGTAAACAGATCTCCAGTATCACCAGATGGTACTGTATAATAATCAAAAATAACTTTCAATCTCTTAGATGGAGCACTTTCACCTCTTCTTCTTACAAGACGAGAATAATCATAATATTGTTCTTTTTGTGCCTTATCTAAATCAAATTTTGAAGTAATATTTCTATACTTACCTAAAGTTATGTTTGTAATATCAGTACTAATATTTGATTCTTCAAATATTACATTTTCACCACTAACAAATTTCGTTGTATTTAAATAAACAACACCTAAAGTATTTGCGGATGGTTTAGTAACTACTCTTGCAACAGCACCTTTATTTCCAATAATATTTTCACCAATAATCGCATTAGTTGAAACATCTACAATAGAATTAAAAGTAATAGTATCAAGAACTGGTTCTGCAGAGTCGAGAGATTCATAAACTGCAATTACCTCAGCAACATCTGGATAATTTAATGAGATCTCTTCATCTTGAACTCGTAAACCATAATAATCATTAAATGTTAATCCATCATTAACAGAACTATTAGCATTACTACCAGACTCAGCATTTCTAGATAAAGTAATATCTAAAACTTGAGATTTATTATATTTTTTAACTTTGCTTTGAATGAAATTCTTTACAAAAGTTGCATTGATGCTTGAAATTACTTTATTTTCTATATTGGAGAAAGTTACCTGATTACTATCACCAGAAAGAGTAACTTTATCGGAAGTAAGATCTTCAATACTACCATCTTCATAGAAGATAGAATATCTTTCTTCATCAAATACTTCAAATCTAGCTACTGAAGAACTAATTCCAAGATTAAAAGCTCCAGTATCTACAGTTAAAGTGTTTGATGCTGGGGTAAAAGTTGTATTGGACTGTGCAGTGAAGGATATTGTAGATCCACTTAAATCTACAGTAGAAACATTTTCATCTGGAAGTTCTGCATATAGGTGTCCTTTTTCTTGATCTATTACTTGTGGGAATCCTAATGAATACTTACCACTGTAATCAGAAGATGGGAATGAACCATCACATATGCCAGGAACACCAGGAACTTCTGCAAGAGTTAAAGTTGTTAAATCTGAGGAGACTGATGCAACTCTATTATAACTTTCTGTAGTAACTCCAGCAACACTATATCTAATAATAGTATCGCTTGTAATTCCACTAAAAGTATTTGGGGCATCTATTGTTGCAGAACCGCCAGTTGTAATGGTAATTTGACCAGTTCTCAAAGATCTAGATAATAGTGCATCACCTAAGAAAGCAGTGCTAAATCCAGAAATCGCTGTAGGTTGATGAACAGAATATACATCATTAGTTCCGTAAACCTTTATTGCTTTAATTAACCTAGGAAGAGATTCTACACCATTAATTAAGATTGGTTCATTTACTGTAAAAGATCCAGATGTCTGTCTGACCTTGATCCCATCTGTACCATTACCAGACTCAACAGCATAACCACTTGCACCACTAAACTTTCCTTTGATATATGAAGTAGCGGGGATTTGAGAGGCAGATACCGTGTTGTTTAGAGTAAGTTCTGTGTATGTTTGAAGATCATATAAGTAAAGATCCCAATTTGTTGTTGAATCACTATAAGCAGCATCAGTTAAGTTGAAATTATAAACTCTTGCAGATCCAACAGTGGTTCCAGAACCCGCTAGAGAACCATCTTTTCTTCTACTTTGAAGATAAACTACATCTTTCTGTAAAGGAGCACCAGTAATATTATTTACTCTCAACAAATTGCCCATTTCAAATGGAATATTTGCTGATAAAACTTCTTGTGTAGTTCTTGGTTTATCTAAATCAATTATTTCTACACCAGTCTTATCGATATCATAACCACGAACATATGCTAAACCTTGAGAAACTTTTAGACATGCAAGATCATCAGAGGGTGTATTCCCATCTTCAGTAAGTTGATCTGAATAGAATAGACCATCACTACCGACTCTATCATTCAGAGAATTATTTACGGATAAATCAAATGGACGTACTACATAATCTCCAGACTCATCATATGTTCTCTTAGCAAGATAATCTTTTATGAGATTATATTGTGTCTTAGGTTGAGAAACCTTAATTTCTCCATTTTCAATTACCAACAATTCAATAAAATCTGTATTTTTATCGTCGGTAAGTAACTTTTTAGTTAGAGATGTACCTATCTTAAATCTATCAGCACCAGGAGCCGCATAGTTAGTAAATCCTTTAGCATTATCATATAAAGTTTTATCATCTTTGGATGTGATAATTTCCTCAGTGATTCTAAGACCAACTTTATAAGAAGGTGTATTGGTATAGTAATCAAGAATTATTGTTTCTTGTGCAACCTTTACAAAATATCCCCTAACAAAATATATACCATCACTAATAGAAACCGCAGATCCAGTTGCAGTTGCTTCTACATCAATTGTTGTTGCTACTGCAGTTCCAGCACTAATTGTGGTATTGCCATATACAATATTTTCTTCACATGTAATTACTTCATTATCTTCAAATCCAGCAATTTCATATTCAGTATTTGACTCTGAGTATTTTACGTAAATTGTTGGATATTCAACTGCTGCGTTAGTTGCTTCAACTTTTTTAACTGTTGCGGAAACTCTGGAATTTTCCCCAACAATAGTTTTTCCAACCAAGTTTTCAAAATATGCTGTAATGTCAATACCAAACTGTTTTGGTTTTAACTTTACTGCTTCAAATTGATTGTCATAAGAGACTCCTCCAGGAACAATCATGGAGCCTTCTTTAAACATATGTTGAGCGAAGGACTCTGACTGATTTTGGAGTAATGATTGAATATTATTTAATTCTCTAGCCTGGATTGGTTTTCCAGGATTGAATAAAATCTTGTAGTAATTCTTATCTCTTGCACCTTCACCCTTTTCATAAAAGTCATCAAAATATGGGCTTGTATTTAAATTTGTTTTTTGAGCCATTTTTTAAAATTCCAGAATAATTTTGATGTCTTCTTTTTGTCTTAGGTTTCTGATAACAGCAGGTCTATTGTCAATATAAATTATCTCACCTGTTGTATTATTTATCTCAGGATTTGCAAGTCCAGATGTAAATTCTGTTCCAAGGTTAATAATTTTATTTCCAACTGTAGTTGTAATTCCAGAAAAACTAGAATCAATACTTGCATTAAATCCACCAAGGGATTTTCTTATAGTATTAGTTGAATTAAACTTATACTTGTTTCCAGTTGAAGAATCGAAGAATGATGATATACCAATAAAGTCTGTATGGTTTATACCTCCTCCACCAGAATAATATAATGATCTATCTTGAGAATATTTTAAAACATTAGTCTCAGTATCATATGAAACAACATATCCATATGCATATCCACCTGTTACTTGTTGTTCGATTTTATCACCAACTGAAATAGTACCCGAAGTGGAATTTAGTTTTAATGCATAAACTCCAGAAAATTCATTATCAGTAAATTTTTCTGTAGTAATACCAGTTGAATCAAATATTGTTGGATTTTTTAATATTCCAACCTGAGCAAACTCAGAATCTATTGGGAAATTTTTTGTTGAATCATCAAATCTAGCATAAATTAAAATTTTATCCGCACCTAACTCTTCATAAATATCAAATCCATGACCTTTTGATGGGGGAATGATTGGAATAAGTTGAGCAAAAACTCCAGGAACTGTAGTTGCAGAAGTTCCCAAATCTATAAGTGCATATGTGTAATTTTTTCCACCAGAAGTAACAATTACATTTGTAATTCTTCCACTAGTATCAACTTCAAGAGAAACTGCTCCACCACTTCCATCACCAACTATATTTGCTGAAGTTCCTGATGGTATTGTATATCCAGAACCTCTATTTTCAATATAAACTTTTTTAATTTGATTCTCATTCAATACAGAATTACCATTTTGTCTAACCGCAGATACTCCAGCATCTGCTGTAGTATCCCAATCATTTGGTAATGTAATATATTCTGTAGAATCAAATTTAATTATGTCGCTAGGAGAAACGCTGAACAAATATTTCCAAGTATACCCATCAGTCAATTTAGTTGGTTCTAAATCTGTAAATGTTGGTTCAACTTGAGAAGCGTTGCCTGTTGTCTTAATTCCAGAAGATCCATTATCGATGCAAATATATACTTTAAATTCAGAATTAATGACATAATAATCAGCATCATACAATCTCATCGACCCTGTAGTTGGGGATGGATTTATACTACTGTAATCTGGTCTATACATTTCATATTGTCTACCAGATTGCCAGTTAATTTTTCTAACAACCCTTTTTATATTTCCTGTGGTTACTTTTTTACCAAATAGGATCGTAGACTTATAATGATTTAGATAATCTGTATTATCAGTTGGGTTTGGTGTATTTGAATCCCAAGTAGCAGATCTACCAAACCCAGATGTATCTGGATTTGATAAACCTACAAATACATAAAAAGAATTCGACTCATCATTAACTGAATTGACAAAACTAGTCGTATTTAATATCCTTAATTTATCCGTGACAATTGCAGGCATCTTATTATGGTTTTTTCTATATTTATAATGAGTTAATTAAGTATCTTTAGAAAGAGCTCCAAGATCTCTTAAACCGAAACCTCTTCTTTGAATTACTGGGAAAGTTGACAGTCCAGCATCAACTACAAATTCAGATACTCCAATTGATATTGGAGCACTTGCTCTACTAAATCCAGATAATCTTCCCCAAGAGAATCTTGCAGATAGAGATCCTGTTGTTGCTATTCCAACCGTATTAGAATTTGAATCAATATTGCATGTAATGATTCCTACAGTGGCATCAAATGCACTAACATTGTATATGTTATCAACACATGTTGTTCCAGTACCAATAACTTCGGTATCATTATTAAGGATAGATGTTAAACCATTACCAACATGCGAATCATAAACATATATTCTATAGTTTGTTGATAATCCAGCAAATGGACTTAAAGTTCCATCTAATGTAAAGGAAATTGCTAGATCAGTTCCAATACCAGTTGTGGTTGCAATTCCAACAATTGATCCACCAAATCCTTCAACATTAGTTATTCCTGCAATTTCTTCGCGAATTGGACTTGGTTGTGGAATAATCGCCTGAGGTAATATATTTTGAGAATATCCAAATCCTGGTTCGGTGATAGTTGAAGATGTTATAGATCCATTAATAATAGTTACAGTTGCCTTAGCAGTAGTTCCAACTCCAACACCAATTCTTGGTGGTGCAGAAATACTTACAGTGAGAGCTGATCCAACATATCCGCTACCAGATTCAAGTATGAGAAGAGATTGAACAGTTCCTGCAGAAGAAACAACAACACTCACACCAGCAGCGACTGGATCAACTGTAGATGGTAAGATAATTCCATCAAAATTAACAGTGCTAGGATCTTCATAGTTGAAGAATTGTGCATTATCCACAAATATTTCACTATCACCCGAAGTGACATTATCAATAATTCTTGCGGTTGGATAAACTTGTGTTTCGATCGAATCTCTAGATTTAGATATAATTTCACCTTCAAGAATCATATCTTTTTTCTGCTTTATCCACGTTACTGGTTTTTGATTATCTTCATCAATACCTTCACCAGAATATAAATTAGTTTGAGCAATATCAAATCCACTAAACCTAGTTATGGTTCTAGTATCTTGTGTTGTTGTAATTCCCAATTTATTATTATCACTAAAGATTTGTACATCATCACCGATTTTAACAACTTGATTAACAAGAACTAATGAACTATCTGCCTCACTTCCTCTATAGAAGAAAATCGATACTTTATCATTAGTTTTTGGTGGATTTGAGAACTTAACAGTTGTACCACCTTCAAATTCATAAGCGACTTTTGGTTGCTGTAAAATACCATTAAGGAATATAATTAAAAGAGGTGCAAAATCGATTACTTGGGAATCAGCATTAGATCTATTTTTTTCAAAACTTAGAAGTTCACCATTATATCTCAAATCAAATCTTGTATTAGATCCATCTTGGAACTCATCAATTGGATCCACATAATCAATTTGACCAAATTGCCAAGCAGAGAATGCATCGCTGAAAACATCCTCAACACTTATCTCAAAATGTTTGATGGGTTCTAATAATCCAAGAGCTGTTACAAGACCAACTGCTCTCATTACATCACCCTTCTTAAATCCATATCCCTTTCTAGAGACATCGAAATCTTCAACAACATATTGTGCTCCAGGAGCAACTGTTCTCTTGGGAACAATACCATCTTGCACTGCTGTAGTAACAATTCCAACCAGAGTATGAATTGCAGATGCAACATTAGCACAATAAGGTGTCTCGGAGTCTATTGTAATTGTGTAGTCAAATACCTGAGTTTTTGTTGTATAACCACCTACGGTAATCACTTCATTTCTCATGGCTTGAATTGCCATGTCTTTTGCTTCTATAAAGGCATAGACTGATTCTGCCTCTTCACCACTCACATGAGCACCTGTAACGTACAGATTAGCAGCGTCAACGGTTAAATCATTTCCACCATACTTGAGGTTATACAGCATGGATTCAAGTACATCTTCAATATCATCTTTACAATCCTGAGGATTTCCTGTTGGAGTTACAAATCCTGGGAATGCTGCAACCATTCTTCCATATGCAATATCTGCAATAAACTCTTTATTTGCTTCTATTAGATTTGCAGCATCAAAGAATCTATCACCATTAGTATTCCTATCAGAATTTCCAACATCTAGATTTACAAGCATTCCAAATCCAGTGTCAGTTGTAGTACCAAGACCAACTCTAGATTGTCCAACAAGAGTTAAGTTTGAATATGTTGGATGTTCAATATCTATTCTTGGAACTGTATATCCTGTTCCACCATCCACAATCCTAAATTTAAGTCTTCCCCCAGTTCCATATAGAGAAGCGCCAACATTAACAGTAATTCCAGTCGATGATATTACTGAAAGAACTTCAAGATTTGCTCCAGAAGCTGGATCTGTAGAACGTGGATATGAAAGTTGAGTTCTGTGGAAGTCTTCCGAGCAAGTAAATGTCATTGAATTGTCGGCAATGACAATCGTATCTGATGTTGTTAAACCATGTGCTCCAGTAAAATATAATTGGAGAACACCAGTTGTTGTCTCATAATGTGCCGAACTAATACTCAAAGTTCCACCAATGCTTCTAGTAACATTGTTTGTAGTAGCAGATACAAATTTATGATCATTGCGATCTACTTCTACCACAATGTTTGCATCAGATCCACTGTGATTTGAATCAGTAATTGCAATGGAAACAGGTTCTCTATAACCAGATCCAAGATTTAAATCTCTATAATATGGACGTACACTTCCAAGTCCAATATAAGTGTGAGAGAAGGAAGATATGCCAATGTTAACTCTAAGAGTATCGTCTCCAGTAATTTCTGAGATACTGAATATATTTCCTAACGTTCCATCTGGGAAAATAGTTGTAGTTACACCAGACTTAACTGTACCACCACTTACATATTCGTGGATAATTGTAGAAATTCCCACATTAACAGTAAACTCTGATGGCGATGCTATTGAAGTAACTTCAAATACGTCATATGCATCATAAGAATTATTTGCATTACCACCTGGATATGGGAATACAGATGAAGTAATACCAACAGTAACTGTTCCTCCGGAAGCATAAGTGTGATATATGCTTGATACGCCTACATTAATCTCAAACTCTGTGGTACTGACAATTTCTGTTATTTCCCAAATATTAAATGATCCGTAAAGATTATTTTGAGTTTTTCCAAACTCATATGGGAAGGTGGTTGATGTAATACCTGTCATAACTTCACCACCAGAGGCGTAAGTATGAGCAATTGTAGATACACCAACATTGAGAACTAATGAAGTTCCTGACGTACCAGCTTGTGCTCTAACTACGTTGTAGGTATTTCCAAGAGTTAGTTCATTAGGAATACACTGTGGATAACCATCTTGTGCTGGGTGTGGAAAAATTGTTGTAGTAACACCAGCGTGCTCAACAGAACAAGAAAGTTCAAAGTCTGACAACTGTACCCATTCCCCAACAGAAATTCCATGTTCAATGTCAGTTGTAATTGTGACAATTCCAGTAGATTCAGTATAAGTTAGATTATTTGCGGTGAATGTAACAAATCCTGTATAAGAATTGCAGGTAAACTCAATATTATCAAGTTTAACTGGATTTGATACCTCCAATCCATGAGCACTAGAAGTTGTGACAGTTACAATACCAGTTAGATTATCATAATCTACGTCGGATATATTGAGTGTACTAATACCAACTTCATAAGAATTACAATCCATCAAGATGTCAGAAAGACGAACTGATTTGCCAAGAGTTGCATAACTATCACCAGAAGTAGTAACTGTTGCAATTCCAGTCAAATTATCATATACAAAGTTGGAAATATTAACAACTGGACCATCATAATATTCATCACAAGAGAATTTTAAACCTTCTATCCAAAGATCAGTTGAATTTAGATTATGATCGACATCTGTGGTGATGTCCATATATCCACTTTCATTATCATAGGATACTGTACTAATTCCAAGTGCTGTTCCATAAGTTGGTATACCAACAACATCAACAATAGATCCACCAGCACCAACTAGCGGTAGAACGCTTGCACCAAATAATGGAGCATATCCCAATCCAGGTGTAGATCCCAATGATACAATAACACCACCTCTAGGTAATTGATTTTGATTGACATCATCAGGTGAAATTATAATTTGACCATTTGCAGAAGTAATTCCGGAGAATACTACACTAGTAATTCCAACTGAAAGATCTTCTTCGATATTAAAGTTATTATTTTGATTGTTAGAAGTAGTTGGAGCTTGATATATTCCATTAATAAGAATAATTCCAGCACCACCACTGGTTCCGAGACCAACAGTATTAACACCAGCAGATGTCAATGTATATCTTTGGTCTAAACCTGTAAATTTCTCTGAGATATTATCAAAGATTTGATTACTATCATAGTTAAGTCTTAAGAAAGTTCTACCGAAGAATTGTGATCTACCTTCTGGTAAGTTATCAACGTCCTCAAATATTTGATCTTCTAATATACCTGCAGGAGCATCTGTAAAGTGAATTTGGTTTTCTGTAATAGTATACGAACCTCTATAGAGATCTAGATCACTATATTGTGTGTGAGAAGTGCTTATTGTTCCTGCAACTCCTCTTTCAACATTTACAAGTGGGAAAGTTCCACCAAAAGAGATAGGTCCGCTAGCGGTTGTTCCCAACCCAACATTCAAAACCTTAAGGTACTCATCGTCAACTTTTAACAGATCTCCAAGAATAATTGATGAAATTCCACTAACATGTACCATACTATCACCAACACCAATCTCACCACCAACGTTTTGGTATCTAATAAGTGAATATGCAATGGGAGACTGAATTAAATTATCAACTGTAATGAGAGTCTTACTTACCTTCTCTTTCATTTCCAGATTATGAGCATTACCATCACCAATTGAACTGAAAGTAACTGCTATGCCTGCGTCAGCGTTTTCTCTAGTAGTTGCTAACTTAAGCTTTCCATTATTAATCTTAATTGCATATACTGTACTTGGCAACAATGTTGTGGTTACACCAAGATAATTTTCAGTTTCAACTATTTGGATTGGAGATGCTTCAATTGAAGTGAAGGTTGAACCTGGAGTATAAACTAATTCCTCTCCAGTACTGAAGAAATGATCATCAATACTCAGAGTAGAAGTATCTAATGAAATATCAATTACGGAAGAATCCGTGGGATTAAAAGTTTTTACAAAAATTGGAATTCCATCATATGTTAAATCAAATGTTGTCTTAAATAAATCGTCATCATTTGCAGATAAGAACTTGGAAAGAGTCATAGACTCTAAAATATTTCCATACTGCAAATCTTCCGGAAGATTTGCAGTATCATAATCATGATAGAAGTTTTCATTAAAAGAAGATATTTGAATAGATTCTGCTCCAACATATTCTGGATCTGGGTAGAATTTGAAGTTACCATTAAATCCAGACATTTCCATACCAAAGGTGCCAATACCACTGGTGCTACCAATAGATAAGAAAGGATATTGAAGTGTGTATGCTTCCTGATTGACATTGAAAGTATCAGTGATAACCATCACTTGATGCAAAGCGCTTGTTTCTCCAACACTAACCCTTACAGTTGACTTCATTGATGTAAATTCACTAATATCAAATGATTTTATAGTTGTGGAAGCAATAGAAGTGTTAACAAATTGAGAATCAAATGTTATGGATCTTTCATCACCCTCTGGTTGTCCTATTTTTTGGAATCTATAAGTTCCAATTCCAGTAACAGTTGTTCCAAAACCAACGTTTCTGGTTCTTAAAACAACTGGTTCTCCAGTTGTATTTGAATAATTTAAGCTTAGAATCCCATCCTCTATTGAAGCATCAAAAGATCCGATGGGACTATTACTAATATCACCCTCATCAGTGTCAAAGTAAAACTCTGCAATGTTTGTATTTTCACCATCATGATCTACAAGCAATTCAACATAATTCATTTCTCTACTAGTGTCACCTAAGACATGGATATAAGAATGAATTGCTTCCTTTTTACCAGTTTCTGCTGTTAATACTGTCGTAGTTGTTCCTGCTGAAACTGTAGTAGTAACACCAATGATATCAACAAATCCTACTGTTATAGATGATACGCCAGTAACAAAATTGGTAAATCCTGTGTTTAAATGCTTAACATTATATGATGTATTGAATACTTCAGTTGGGCTGAATTGTAAGAATACTTCTCCTTGAGTATTTGTAAAGGAAGTGATTTCAGCAAAATCTTCATCAAAATTTGTCAGACTTGCTTTTGATAATGTATATGCACGACCTTGATTATTATTCAGGACCATTACTTCGCTGAACATTACTTGGGAGTAGTCTGCACTAGTAGCTTGGACTAAGAATTTACTAAACTGTCTATTTGATGGAATTTCTTCTAAATTAGTTTCTCTTTCAATATCAAGATTATTGTTTGAGAACTGATCACTGATATCGTCAATTTCAAGAACTCTATTTGTTCTAACTTCAACATAGTCAGTTAGTTTTTCATTGGCAAATTCAATAAATTTGGAAGATTGATCAAAAGTATTTGAATCTCTAACTAAATCAAAATTATTAATAGCATCTACCCTCTTTTCATTCATAATCTCATGAATGGAGATTGAAGATTCAGTAGAAGTTGTAGTTACAACTCCCACTGGTTGTAGAATTTCAGTATCAACAAAATTCTTTAGTCCAGATGGGTGGACAAGATTATTAACAGGACTAATAACATCATCCCAGGTTTTTCTGGTTTTTATTGTATATGATAGATTTTGATAATAATCATTATCTTCTATGATTTGAGTGTCGTTATTTAATTTTCCAATATCATTTTGCCATCCAAAGTCTTTCAAAATGGAAAATTGTATATCAAATATACCCTCAGAGAGATTAACCTCATCGACTGTAGCAATGGAACCAGACTGAACCCCCCTAATGATATCATCGGAATTAAAAACATAATCCCCAGATATCTTAAGAACACTTCCTTCAAAACTTACAATTCTAGAATCTGTGAGAGTAAATCCTCCAGTCTGTAAAACTTCAACACTCTCATTGATGAGAAATTCTGAGAAGATAGTATTAACTTCAAATTTAGGATAATTTTCATAATTTATAATCGTACCATAAACATTTCCAGTAAGACCAATTCCAGCACCTGTAGAATATCTGGATATATCATACTGCAAGACTCTAGGTTGATTTGTACCTGCATTTGAATATGCAACTACTGGGAAGAAAGCATATCCATGATCTTCAGAATTAAATCCATCACCCTGAGAATCATATCTTGTTAATCCCTCAACATATACTAAATCTCCAACTTTAAATGGTTCTACAGAGAATCCATTTAAAGGAGTTGCCAATGTTGCACTGACAATTCCACTATTAACTGATCCAGTGTAAACGTTAACAGCAACACCATTAGTATTGTTAATAGATCTAACATCTAAGAAAACACCTTCAAGAACACCCTTTGGTTCACTTTCAACATTTGCAGAAATAATTGTGCTTCCAGAAAGTTCTGCTGAAATGAATCCAGAATCAACCAACTCTCCAGTATTTTTATTGATGAGAATCAAGTCTGGAGCACCAATAAAATTCTTTCCACCATCTAAAACTTCTACGCCATTTACAGTATTAGAATTTTTAGTAATTAACTGTTTTGGAATAGTTGCAAGTGGTCTTAAAGTCAAATCTGATGAATAATCAAAACCTTCATTCAAAACTTCCAGTTGATTGACATCACCAATACCTTTTGAATTGGCAACTATAGCAGCACCTGCACCAGAAACTGAATTAGATCCTAATAATTTGGGTAGACTTTCATATCCAGATCCTGGAGATGTAATTAAAATATCTGATATTCCACCAGAAGATGTGGTGGATCTTGTTTTATATTCTATAGTATCACATTGTGATGCTAAGTATGAAGTTGTTTCTGGAATTCTAGAATGTGAAATATTGAAAGTGGTTTCACCGACACCAGAAATAGCATATTCTCCATTGAAGAGACTATCTTCATAAGTTATTTGAGAATAATTTTGAACATCAACATCTGCAGTGCTAATAAATCCAGATTTTTCTAAACCATAGTATAGTGGAGATGGTATAAGTGAATCGTGTATTACTGTTACCGATGCTGTACCATAACCTACTGTAGAAATACCAGTTACGGAGAAAGCATTTGTACTTGCAGTGGAGACAAACTCATCTTTAAATGTATTATCATAGAAAATCTTGAAATTATATCCAATCAAAGAAGAGTCACTTACATCAAATACAATATTATTATTACTAATAACTTTTAATGGTGGATTGATATGACTAAGTTCATGAGTTGCTGCTGGAGCTGTCGCAATTCCAACAACTATTGGTGGATTTGATAAAGAGTCTGGAAGCGTTTCGCAAAGTTGTAAATTATCATCATCAACTTTATAAACAAAGAAAGATCCAGTTTCCAATCCAACAGCTGGAGTTGCTGAAGTATAAATTACTTTCTCACCAGTACTAAATCCATGATCTTCTATGTTTATTTGATTTGTAATGGTATTGATACCTGTTGATAAAAATTCAGTTGAATTAACTAAGATTTTTTCATTGAATTGATCATACTTAATTCTTACTGCAGTAGATGTTCCAATTCCTACGGATAAGTTTGGTTTTACTTCCAACTCAATGACATCACCATTAACCATTTCATGTGCGGTTGATACTGAAACAGTTGTAGTTACTTTCTTTACGTTTGCTAAAGATTGGAAATAATTAGACTCAAAATTATATAATGGACTATCTGTTCCATAATTACGGAAAAATAAACCATCAGTTGTAGTTGTTAATCCTATTTGCGTTACAATACCAATATGGTCATGGGATTTCCTAATAATATATACATCTTGTTGTTCTCCACTGCTTGGTAAATTGAAAATAGCACTATCTGAAGTATTTGCAACACCTAAAGCTGAAAGTCCTTCTTTTTTAAATGTTACTTTTTGATTTGTTCTAAATGGATGATTTGGAAGATATATTGACTGAGTTGGAATCGATACTGTATGATTAGTTTGAACACCAATATTATAAGTTGTGGAAATACCGGCACCAGGTGTTGTTCCTACACCTAATGCATTAGTGGGGTTAAAATAAACCAAATCATTATATGAAGATTCGAAGAAATCACTTGTTTTACTAAAAGTAAACTTATCAGGAATAAAACTTACAGTTGATGTAGCGGTGTGTGCAATCGCAGGATATTCCCTAGAAACTCTGATAACATTAAGATCACCAAAAATATTACGTATGGTAAGTCTCTCAGTACCAATACCAATCTTGCTTCCCATTGATATGGAATCTGGAATTCTTGATAGTGAAATATCAACAGTTGTACCAGATGCTGATGGAATTTCAGCAACTAATGTTGAGGTAACTGAACTAACACCTATTTGATAAAATCCAGATAATTCTGTAGATACTGTAGAAAATCCAGAAATGATTACATTATCTAAATTCTGCAAATCATGAGAAGGTGATATTTTTACTTCAATAGTCTGATTATCCTTTTTAGTAAAAATAGCATTCTCATACGATAATGTAGATACATCCAAAGAATTAACTGGTTTTCCTTTAATTTTTTGGACAGAAGCAAACAAACCACTTCCACCACTCTTTTCTTCATCAAAGTTTAAAATATCACCAACCTTATAATTTGATCCTGGATCAATAATATCGAATTCTTCAATACTACCAGTGCTGATAGAATTAATTCTAGTTGATTGTGTAAATTCCTCATTAGATTCTACAATGAAATCATTATCAGCAAATTCTTCAGTTACAGAGTATGGGAATGTATTTCTAATCAAATCTGATTGATTGAAATCAAAATCTTGATCTAACTCAATATTTTCCTGCAATAATGGGGATCTATATCTATTACCTACAAAATATGGGAAGACACCCTTAACATTACCATCACCATCAAGAACCGATGGTGCAAAATAAGCGTAAGTTCCTTTTGGAAATTCTGGAGTTAGACAGAATCTACCATTATATTCATCCAAATCTCCACTATTATCAAATACATAATCTTCAGTAAAGAATCCTGATCCAAAGGATGTTGGTCTGTTTTCAATATTAGAAATACTTTCACTATATCCAGAAACCAATCTCTTAATATCTGAGTTAATATCACTAGGATCTGTATATCCAAAAGATCCATAAATTGGGTTTCCATCATAAGCCCAACCAATAATCGGTGAGTGCTCTGTACCATCATCATTAAATTGATTCAATATGGTATCTGAATATGCACAAACAGCATATTGTAAATTATTATTTGGAGTTGAAATTAATAATTCATTTGCTGCTGCGAGAGTATCATCTGCATCATTAAATATAACATTGTTATTAGCAGATAGAGATCTAATATTTGACCTTAGAACTGCATTTTTTCCTGCACTCTCAACAGATATTACTGTATTTGAAGTGGAGTATCCAATTCCAGGACTTACAACAACTACATCAGTAAGTTTTCCATTTGCAATAACAGGTCTAAACTTTGCACCATTACCATCTCCAGATGCTGTTATATTTGGTATCGAAAAATATTCAGATCCACTAGACTGAACAAATACATCAGTAATTTGTCCATTAGTGATTATGGGTGAAAGAATAGCATTCTTTCCATTTTTAACTATAATATTTGGATTATTTTCATAGTTTAAGATTTCAGATCCAATATTAGATCCACCATCATAAACATAAGTGCCAGTAATTTCGCCACGAATGACAGGAGTGGCAGTTATTGCTGATGTAAATACAGTGCTTCCAACACCAGCAGCAGTATATTTAACATTTAAATTAAAATCTGGATACTTAAACATCTGATAACCAGATCCAGTATCTTCAAATTTTACTGGTTTTCTTCTTTCATAATTAGAACTTATTGTTGCACCAATACCCGCATCAGCAATACTGAATACATCATCATTAACTTTAAGAACATAGTATTGACTATCAGTAGATACACCGGATATTCCACTAGTCTCATAAGTATAGTTAATTAGTTCACCATCAGAGAATCCATGATTAACTGATGTAATTCGATCAGTATTGGTGGAAATTCCAGATGGTTGCACACGTAATAATCTATTTTCATATTTACTTCCACCATTTATAACTTGTAATCCAACAAGTTGTCTCTTTGGTTTAGTTAAGAATTTTTGAATTCCTGCTGTACCAATTGTTGTAAATCCAACAGTATTAATTCCAGCATTATAATCAGTGATTTTTTCATATAGTAAAATACTAACATCACTTATTACACGAACATAATACTCAGAGTCTTTAATTAAAGTATCTCCACTATCCGAATTTGATCCAAGATATGTTCCAATACCAAGAGGTGCATATACACCTGGATCATAAAGAATAGCTTCTCCATTAGATAATTTATGGGGACTACTAAAAGTTAGAGTATCAGTATCAACATCTACTCCACCACCCTCAGTTAACTGCTTAGCATTAAATAAAATTTCTCTTCTTCTATTTTCAATAATTGGTTCAAAAGATGCTCCAGTTCCATTTCCACCACTAAATCCAATAGAAATAACTTTATCAACATCAAAATCAAGAGGATCTACAAAAGCATCAACTACACTTCCAGTTATAATTGGTTGTATTTTTGCCGTTCCAAATGAAGGTTCAATTATTGGTGGGTTAATAACATCATATCCACTTCCTCCGTTTAGTATATCTACTGAAGTTAATGGACCATAATAAATTTTATCATTTGACTTGTATCCATATATCTCAACACCATTAATCAACATTCCAACTGCACCTGGAGCAGTTAAAGTAGATTCTCCATCTCCAATGTTTGGATTTAATGGGAATTTTTTAAATACTTTCTGGGGAGAGACTACCTTCTCCTGCTGTTTTAATGGAATAAAGTTATGTGTACCAGATGGCAAACTACCAAATCTTAAATAATCTCCAGATCTAATAGCTCCACTTGATGCATATAATCTAATTGTATTATTACTCAAAGTCTCTACAAAATATGTTCCAGGAACTAATCCTTCAATTGGGTCACCAGATGGAGTATATACAACCTCAGTACCAGTTAAAAATGATACTTTATCTGTAGCGCCAAATTGAATAATTCCATATTTTCCAGTAAATTCATTAAATTCATGCAGACTGGAAACATTATATGAAAATAATTTCTTAGTTACTGTATATGATGGAGTTGAATTTGATGCAACATACATATACTCATCATTTTCATTATAAACATTTTGAATATCAGCAAATATATTATCATATTCAGTATCTACATTTTCAAAGTCAGCAAAATTAATTCTCTTCCTAATATCATATCTTGCAGATTCTGACAGTGAAAATGCATTAGATGTTCCTACTTGGTTTCCAAATATTGAATTAACTTCAAGATTTTCTACAACTGCTGTTTGAGAATCTCTAAAAAGAATGTCTATACGATCACCAACTTTTAATTGGCACTTATCAACAGATTTTTTAAGAGTAATCTGTGAGATAGTTCCAGAACCAAATGTATCAATTTGAATTCTGGAAGAGCTATTGTAAACCCAACTATTAGCAAACACTTGCTTTCTAGTGGGATTGATTTGCTCATTTTTAATTTTTTCACCAATACTCTTAACAGTGACTTCTTCACCTACAGAGACCGGTGCATTTTTAACTTTTGATTTGTATCCAGAGATAATTCCAGTAATTCTGAATACAACTTTTTTACTCAAATCTCCATTTTCACAACCATAATAAGTTTCATTTGATGTGATTGTCGAAGCTACACCAACTTCTTCTGTAATGCCAGAGCAACCTAAAAATTCATTAATACTTTTATCACTATAAGAAATATTATTATTCCCCACAGTTAATGTTCCTGTTTTGGGGAATCCAATAGTTGTGTCAACAATTATATTAGATGCACCAATAGAAACTGATGTTGTATTTTTAGTATTACCAGTAATTACAAAATCACCGAAAACAGGTGGGAATGAATCATCATACCCATAGAAAAGAAGCATTCTATAGTAGACTTTTTCACCCCTTTGAATTATGTCAACTTCAGATACAGTAGCATAAGTATTAGAGTCAATGTTCTTATAAATTGTTTGACCTTCAAGATTGAGTGGGTTTCCACTTAATACTTCAGTTAATATTACCAATCTTCTTAAATTATTAGCAGAAGATGGCTTAATTAAGTATTTTTCAAGATCAACTACCTTTGGACTTTCTCCAAATAAAACACCGAATAGAATTCTAAATGATTCTTCAGTACCTTTTGATTGATAGAATGTCTTTGCTTCCTTTATAAAGTTGCGAACATCAATGTTTGAGTCAAATTCAAAACCCTCTAACCCTGGAGATAAGGCATATTTTAACTTTTTGTAGAATTGATGTAAAAATAACGAACTAAGATTTGATACGCTTGTAGAAGCTATGTGAGATGCTGAGGATGATTCACTGAATATTAACTCACCTTTATTATATCCATAATCATATCCTGTTACACCAGAAAATCCACGAACACAACCTTGGAATTCGGTTGAAGTTTTACTAGTATATGTGATGATTTCATCATCAATTTTAAATAATCCGTAAGATTCTGGATATCCTTTAGTACTTGATACCTGAATTGTTGTAGTAGAACTATCAATATTTGAAGATAAAGTGGCTCTATCAACTATTACCTCAGGAAGTAATGAGTCAATATTCAAATATTGATCTAAGTTATCAGATAGGTCTACTGGACCTCCCTGATATTCTTGTGAAATATAATATTGTTTTAAAAACTCAGAAAATTTTGGATTATCACTTACAATAAATTCAGGTAATTGACTATCAATAATATCTTGGATTTGTACCCTGGGAGAGAAACCAGTTTCTATCATATTACAACCTCTTTATTTCTCCGTTTGAATAGCTAGATCTATAATAATTTTCAGACGTAAATATGACTCCAGACATATCATCGCCAGATGCAATAACATCTTTAACGATATTTATCTCACTTTTATCAATACTAAATGTGAGATACAAATCTTTCAATCCAACAACATCATTTGACTCGGGGAACGCTTGAATTTCAATAACATCCCTTGGCAATTCAGTTTCTGTAACAATAATTGTATTTAAAATAACCTCACCTTTTTCATAGTCAACTGTTCCAGCATCCTGAACTACAATTGGAGTTTTTCTTTCACCAGAATCATCTATTCCCATATCCTTAACAATTGCAAGAGATCCTGTCTTGTAGTCGGCATTTGGAATATCCGTCAAATAAACAAAATCAGTTTCACCCAATACTTTAAATCCTGTAGATTTAATATTTTTACCATCAGGATTCACATGGAATCTATTTCCATAACATATTTCATATTGAGCTTGAGCATTAATTAATGCTTTCAAATCTCTTCTAATTCTAACTTTAGTAATGTTTGAAGTAATACCTTCATCAGTATTATCAATTACTTGCTGAATCTTACTATACTTAAATCTTCCACCAAAAGAATTTAAATCTGTAGAATTTGAATATGTTGTAAGAGAACTTAATACTCTGGTTTTTAAATCACTTGTATTTGAAACCTTTGAATTATTGAAGTATACTGATGAATCAATTTCAACATAAAGTATTTTTAGATCAATAATTTCTGGATCAATACCAGTTACGGAATAAAGTTTAAGTTTATTTTTAATTTCCTGCTTATTGAAATCAGAAATAAATGTACCGTTCTTTGGTTTGATGCTAATATAAACTTTGCCAAATTCTGGTGGATTTAATTCTTCTCCACCAATAACTGAAGCAGACTCAGTTTGTGGGAAAATTTTAGATTTAATTATAGACTCATAATCACTTGCAGTAACCGCTCTATATTGCGAGGAATAGAGGCGTGGAGCGTAGTTCTTAATAGAATCTACACTCTCTATCGCAGACCCGTTTTGAGCGGCATTTACAGTCGTTATAGCACTAGTTGTAGCAATGAGTGGATTGTTATTTTCATCTAAAAATGCTCCAGCAAAAGCAAAGTTAGAAACACCATTTCCATCTACACCGTTAGTAACAATATAAGTTACTGTAATAACATCCCCATCTACCAATTTTTTGCCAAAAATACCATCACCAAAAAGAATCTCATACTTTTCATCTTGAATTTCTTGTATTAAGAATATTTCTGAGGTATTATCAACATCAAAAATATTGTCAACTAAATTAAAAGGTCTTCCAATCCCAGTATCATTTGTAGATTTTACAAAAAGTTTAATTGTTGAAGTATCAATAAATGAGTTATTCAGTATAAACTTTTGATTTATTGAACCATCATATGTAAACTGCTTTTTAAGAAAGGTTCCCTCTCTAATTTCCAAGTCCGTAAAGGTAGCCACACCATTTATTACAGATGCACTAACATTTTCTGGTACTGAGAAAACATAAGAAGTATCTGACACTGTTCCAGTACACACCAGACCCGCCTCTAAGGTCATTGTTCTGGTATCACCATCCGTTTCAGCAGTGAATGCCACAGACGCAGTAGGGGCGGTTCTAGAGCGTGGTACGTATCCAATGTTTCTTGCCAATGAAACCACATTTTCTCTTAAAGTAGCAGACTCTAAGAAAGATTCGTTAACAACTAAGTTGGAGTTGAAAGCACTAATATATGTGTTATATGCTAAAGTGTCAATTAAGACCGAAAAGTTTGATCCTTCAAAATCAAAATCAGTGAAAGTTGAGTTTGATCGAAGATAATCTTTAATCGATGCTTTTATTTGATCGAAATCTAAGTTAGTATATTTTGTAAAAGGCATTTTTTATCCCGTTGCCTCTAAGATGAATGAAAACTCTTGTGTTGGAGCTTCTTGTCCAACGATATTGAAGGATACAGTAGCTTCAAATTCATTTATGTCTGGTCTTGGAAAGACATCTATCTCAACATTTTCAACTCTAGGTTCAAAATTTTGAATTACATTCTTAATTTGATCACGAATTACAGATGCTGTACCTATATCAACAAATTCAAACAAACTGGAGCGCACGCTCGATCCCAATTCAGGTGAAAAAAACCTTTCATTGGGTGTAGTTTCGACTAAATTTCGAATTGAACGTATAATTGCACTCTCATTTTTGAGAATGGTGATGTCTTTTGTTACTGGATGGGCATCAAAGGATAAACTGATATCTTTAAATGACCTGGATACCCTCTTTACTGCCATTTTTGGTCAAATGTAAATGAAGATTGTTCAATTATTTATGAGCTTATCTTCTATTTTATCCAAAAACCCTTTCTAAGGTAGTCTGGATCTTCAACATACTGATAATTTTCCATATTTCCCACTTCTTGGTCGTTCCAAACAGGAATTGCAACCGAATTTCCGTACCTAAAGTCAGGATTTCTCCTAAAATGCACCTCAATTAACTTATCACCAATGAATTCACAGTTAATCCAACCATAACGATACAATCCAATGGTTGTTAAAATCTTAGGATATGGTATTTCTTTATCTATTTTCTCCCATTTGGTGAATCTATAGAGATTATTCTCATCTTTATACCCCTTTACGATGAGTCTTTGTCTTTTTACATGATAATCAACGGAATGTTCCTGCATCCATTGAGGATAACACCCAGTTCTATCTTCATGATATTCATAATCAACTGAATAATGATCTCCTTCAAACACCTCACACCAAAATTCACCAGGATGTAGGTGTTCAGTATCATTTTCTATATGTTCAATACGTGCATAACGTCCCATTCCCATGAAATTCATACATGGGCGCACAATATAAAAACCAGGTTTAGGAACTTCCAATCCCGCAGGACCACAAGTATAACCTAAACGCTGGCTTAAAAACAGTTTGTTGTATATCCA